GAAATAACAGGAGTAAAGATTTGACTGGGCCCTCTGCCTTGTAAACTATCAAGTGCAGTTTGTCTTAAAACATTGCTAGTAAAAATATGTTTGACCGCGTCACTAGCATCTTTGAAATCTTGTGCATCTTTCGTTAGTGAAACTTCTTCAGGGATCCAAAAGAATCCCCTAGCAGTCTCTTCAAGCTTAGCAAGTTTAGGATACTTGTACTCCTCAAACCGTTGGATAGTAACTGGCCCTGCAGGGTCTAAGAACATCTTGCGGTTTAAGTAATCTGTTTTTGTGTTTAAATCGTATTGTTGTTTTGACATTTATTTTCCTTATAGTTTACAGCTTTCACATTCCGATTCTTCATCAAAATTAATGGGTTCTAACATTTGGGGTAGTTCTTCTTTATCTGCTTTTGATCCAGCTTTATTAATCAAACTATAATAAAAAGTTTTTATACCAAAATAATGACTCATCATTAAGTTCTTAGCAATAATTGTAATTGGGACTTTACGATCACTATAATGTGCTGGATTGTAAAACGTGTTAGTACTTATACTTTGATCAACATATGCTTGTAGAACTGCGGCTGTTTTTAAATATCCAGCACAATCTGTTTGATCCCACATTAGCTGATACTTATTTTTTAGTCGCTGATATTCAGGTACTACTTGAATAAAGCTACCTGCTTTAGATTCTTTGACAGTAATTAAACTCATTGGCATTTCAATACCGTTAGTAGAATTAATACACACTGAAGAACTTTCTACGGGTGCAATTGCCATTAGAGTAGCATTTCTTACACCATATGTTTTCATTTGTTCTCTTAGTGTTTCCCAATCTAGTTCAGGATTAAAATTAGCTAAATCATTAACACCTTTTGCTCTGCGCTCCCAAGGGAATATACCACGACCATACCAAGTTTTATCTGAGTCTAAACACTTGCCTCGTTCTTTAGCTAACTCAACTGTAGCTTCTGTTAAGTAAAAAGCTTGATGTTCCATCCAAGATTTAACTTCATTGAGTGCGTCTTGTTCACCGTATATAAAGCTACGCTTAGCATGCCAGTATGCAAGGTTAGTAACACCAATACCCAATGGTTGGATTTCATCATTGCTTAATTTAGACTGAATAGACAAAAAGTCCTGATAATCAAGAATGTTACATAGGCTGCGCTGTAGAATTCTACATGCTCTACGCATATCTTCTGGGTTTCTAAATGCTCCCCAATTTATTGATCCAAGAGTACAGAGAGCAATGCGCCCCTTATCATCATCCAATCGCTTGAATGACTTTGTAGGAAGTAGAATTTCTTGACAAAGATTAGACTGATAAATCGTATGATATTTAGAATCAAACGGTCCTTGATTTTGCACATTGTCAATGAAAGTCAAATAAATTCTTCCAGTGTCAGTTCTTTCTTTGAGAATACCGCCCTTGAATACATCTTCTGCATTCATTGTTTTCTTACGCAGGTCTTTACGCTTTTCATACTTTACATACAGTTCTTCAAACTTAGCTGTGTCGCTGTAAAAAGCTTCATAAAGATCAGGTACTTCGTTTGGATCAAAGAAAGTAATGTTTTCTTTGTTTTTAAACCGACGCCAAAAGAATGCTGATAGAACTACATTGTAGTCCATGTGTCTTACACGAGTTTCTTCAGTTCCTTGATTGTTTTTTAGAACAATAAGATCATCAAACTGATAGTGCCATATAGGATATGTAATAGTTGCTGAAGCGTTTCTAATTCCACCTTGTGAACATGAACGAAGGTCACCAAACCATTTCTTCAAGAAAGGAATCATACCAGTGTGCATTACTTCTCCGCCTCTAATAGGCGAGCCTAGAGGACGCATTCTGCCCACTTCAAGACCAATGCCCGCACGTTTAGCAGCATACTTGGCCATCATTTCACCTGATGCAAAGATGCTGTCTAAATCATCGTCGGTTCTTATCAATACACAAGAGCTAAACTGTTTTGTAGGTGTGCCCAATCCTGCAAGTACAGGAGTTGCTAAGGTAAACAATCCATCACTGGCGGCAGCGTAGTATTCTTTGATGTAACGCATTCTAGCTGTATTAGGTTCTTCTTTATGAAATACAGTTGCAGCAGCAATCATGTATCTTACTTGAGGTGTTTCGTATATTTCTTTTGTAGCACGATTTTTTACTAAGTATTTTTCTATTAATTGTTCAATGGCGGCGTAACCGTACTGTTCATCTTTCTCATGATCAATAAGATCATTCATCTTATTCCAATCTTCTTCAGTATACCATTCCAATAATTCTGATGTGTATAAGCCAGTAGCTACATTATTTTTTACAATTTCATAAAGGTGGGGAGGATGATATTTGCCATATACATCTTTTCTCAACATAGATAAACGCTGCTTTCCTGCAACATACTGATAATTTACATGACCAACATCTGGGTTGTTTTCTACATCGATTAAGTCTACTATCGCTCTTAGTGTAATTTCATCAATTTCTTGTGTAGTAATACCATCATAAAAATGCGGCTGGGCTTTAATTTCAATCATTGACTGACTTACATCTGCTATTCCTTTGCATATAGTAGCTACTTGTGCTTGCCATTTTTCAATGGTCAGAGGCTCTTTATTTCCTGATCGTTTTGTGACATAAATCTTCATAGTGTTCCTATTTTTTGAATGATGGGTGTTATATTGTACTTTCTAGTTATAGTAAAATCGCCGAGTTTATTATTTACTACAGTCCGGGGCCAGTAATTCATGACATATTTTGCGCGATCAACTAGGACTAATACCACATCTACACTATTATAATCAGTAGCGTCTACTAAGTCAATATCTGTTATTCCCAACAAAGCTAACGTGTAAATCATTCCCAATGCTCTAGAGTAATTACAGTAGATGTTATCGTCTAACAATTGCCAAGGATCAGGCCAAGATTTTATATCGGCAGGATGTAAGTAATGATTAGATATTGGACTTTGTTGCCAAAATTTGTCCGTTTCAATGCAAACAACATCTATCGGTGAGTCTGATAGATTTTCTTTAAGGGTACTCCAATCTCTAAGTCTAGTATAAAAATCAAGCTGAAAGGCATTCATAATATGTACTTATCATGTTATGAATTGTGTAAGATGTTTTAGCACTTGAGTTGGACTAATAAAAGCATCTTTGTTATATTCACATTGTTCCCATATATGAAATTGATCTTTTCTTAAATAGTTTCTATCTTTTAATAAATTGATATTTTCTTTGTGTCCAAATATAATAGGATCAGACTGACTCCAAATAACTATGCCCGGCTTTTTTAGATCCCAACAAAAGTGTTGAAAGAAACTATCTACTGAAATCCAAGTTTTGCATTCTTGTACAAGTTGTGTAAGTTCACTAATAGACAGATTGAGTCTAAAGTCTTCTACTAATTGCTGCTCCCCTTTAACTCCAACTTGAACGATTGGTTGATCTATTATTGCAATTAATTCTTTCCAATATGGATAGTTCTTGGGATTTTCTTTTCCATTTCTTAGTTTCTGTGCATATGGTGCTATAATAATCATTAGTCTTATACTCTGTATAACTTTCTAAATGCTTTTTGTAAACTATCTTTCCACTGCCATTCATCCATCTTTTTATAAATGTTCCAATAATCAATATCGCCAAAGGTATCTTTAGCTTCTTGAATACTTTTACCGGGAATAATATCAGGATAACATGAATATACTATGGGATTTTTAATAAGAGGCAACACATGTTTAAAAACAACATGATCTCCCATGCCTGAATCTAAGACTACAATTGTTTTGTCTTTATGTTCTAAGAAGTTTCTAAATATTTGTTCATCGTGATCATAAAGTTCTTTGTTATTTGTAGTTCTTATACCACCTTCTGATTTAAAGTGCCAAGTTGTTGCGTATGGTATTACATATAATTCATAATCTTTTTTGTAAATACCATAAGTGAATAATGTTTCCTCTCTGTGAGCTACTTTTGAAAGTGCTAAATTATAATCATAAATGCCCGGACGATATAAAAATGAACAATGTAAGTGTTCTACTTTTGTTACTTTTCTAATATATCCCCACTGAATATTTGGTTCTTTATCAATATCTTCAATTTTTCCAGTAGCGGTTCTGGGAGTTAAGTCCCACTCAGGTGTTAAAATAGCTCCACCTACAGCACCAGCGGCTGGATGTAAGTACATAGCTTCTTCTAGCTTTTCTAATACTTGGG